CTGAGTCGGTCAAGTGACATGACGGGGAACACTGACGGTAAAGAACTAACTGTTAGTGCATGGTTTTATGTAGAAGACGAGACGTACAACCAGCAAATCGCCTATCAGTCAACAGATGGCTCAAACGTAGGCCTTGCGTTTTATCTTGACAGTGGAACTGGTACACGAGTGACCGGGTTTGTTAGGGCGTTTAACTCCAGTGGTACAAAGATCGCACAAACAGTCTCATTTGCCGCCGCCCAAAAAGGCTGGAATCATGCTATTGCTTCAATTAATCTTGCCGCAACGACAGGCTCAATCTATTTAAATGACGAGTTGGTAGGGGGTATGAGCACTGCTATCAATGACACAATAGATTTTACTAAATCAACACACGAAATTGGAGCAAGTTCGGCTTCTTCAGATTTTCTTAAAGGTCGCTTATCCAACGTCTTCCTAGACTACACCTACCGTGACCTAAGCGTTACAAACAACCGCCGCCTGTTCATTACTGAGGACGGCAAACCAGCAGACGGTCAGGCTGGTCTAAGCCCAATCATGTATATGCCACTGGATGACCCAGAGGACATCGGCTACAACGCTGGCACTGGTGGCGACTTCACCGTGAATGGCGTGATGGCTAGATCAGGGCGTGGGCCTAATCAGTACAATGCGGCGGCTAGTACGTTTGATGGTGGAGCTACGTCATCAGGCGATTGGATGGGCCGTGTATTAAATGCGACTGACTCTAAAACTATGTCTCTTTCAGCAAAGTTTAAAGTTAATTCAGCAGAAACTAGTGGAACTATGTTCTGTCTATCAGACCCAGCAGTTGGAACAAAAGTTGTTTTGGAATATAACACTTCTTTCGGTATTAAATTAACAGCTAGAAGTAGCTCAGGCACAGTAATTGCACAAATAGCTTACGCTGATATTTCTAAAGCTAGATGGTATCAAGTTGACATCTCAGTTGACATGGCATCCACATCTACACGACATTTTTTGATTAACGGTGTGTCTGTTGGGACATGGACTACTTACACAAATGACACTATTGACTTTTCAAAAGATGCTGTAGTAGGTCAACAATACAATTCCACAAGTGGCGCAAGCCCCTTTGCTGGTGATTTATCGGATGTATATTTTACACCGGCTTACATCGACCTATCCTCAAACAACCCGTTCTACGACACAGACACAAACAAGCCCAAGTACTTAGGCGAGTCTGGTGAGTTACCTACAGGCTCATCACCACTGGTCTACCTACCCCTACGAGGCAATGATGCTGGCAACAACTTAGGCACAGGGGGAGACTTCACAGTTAACTCAGGCCCGTTCACAGGTGCGAGAGGGCCTAGTGAGTTTATCGGTAGGAGTGCCACCTTTGCTGATAATAAAAGTTTGGAAAGATCATCACTTGGCACATTAAGTGATGGGAAAGTGTTTTATATAGCGTTTGCAGTTAAGCCCTCAGTATCAACGGACAATAATACTGGAAATATAATTTACTTTGCTGACAGCGCAACCAATGATAACTTTATTATTCGTAAAACAGAAACACAAGATAACTTAGAACTTGTTGTGTATAACGGGACAACCGCAACAGATGTAAACAGATATGCTTCTAATAATAATGCGTTAAGTTCAGGGGCTTGGCACACTGTTCTTTTTACGGATGATCTTTCTGTTACAAATAAATCCAAAAGAGAGTTATGGATAAACGGTACTAAAATAAACAGTTGGACTGAAAATGTAAATTCAGATTTAAACATTCCGTTTTCATCCTTTGACAGGTTTAGAGTTTCAAACTCTAGTTTTAGTGCAGGTATTCAAGGATCAATTGGGTTTTTAGCTTTTGATACAACGTATCTTGATTTTTCACAAGAGGCCAACCGGCTCAAGTTTTTTGATGCGTTTGGCTACCCAGTTGATCTTGGTGAAGACGGGAGTACACCAACAGGCAGCCAACCACTGATCTATATAAACAATGATTTCCACCTTGGTACTAACTTAGGCTCTGGTGGTGACTTTACCCCGACCAACACCCCAACCGCAGGGCCAGATGTAGGCTCTTAATTCAACAGACTTTTAAAGGATCAATATATGTCTGAATATCGTAATCGCTCAACAGGCGAAGTTAAATCACAAGGTGCTATTCGCAAGAGTATGCCCAACACATCCCTGCCACGGGTATGGACTGAGGAAATCTGTAACTTCTTGGGCATTGACCCAGTGTTAGAGGCTCCTGCGCCCACCCCATCTGGAGAATATAAGTCAGTCGGTCGCAATGGTGTCGTACAGGATGTATTGGGCAACTGGGTGTTTGCGTGGGTTGAACGGGATATGTTCTCTGACTACGTTAATGACGAGGGTGTGACTGTCACCAAGGCAGAGCAGGAACAAGCGTACACAGCTACTAAGGATGCAGAGGCCGCTACTGCCGCCCGTGCTACCCGTGACGGTTTAATTGCCTCCTGCGACTGGATGGCTATTAAAGCCTTTGAGGGTGGCACAGCGGTGTCAACAGAGTGGGCAACCTACCGACAAGCCTTACGTGACGTAAGCGCACAGGCGGGCTTTCCTAACGACATCACGTGGCCTGAAAAGCCTGAATAATCATGGCAGAAGTAACCCATAAAGAAATATATGAAAGGTTACTGGCAGTCGAGACTAAGGTGGATAAGCTAAATGAGGAGACAGAGAATGTGGTTAAAGCCTTCTCTGCCGCCGAAGGGGCTTTCACAGTTTTAGAATGGATTGCTAGGGCGGCTAAACCCTTACTTTGGATTGCTGGTGTTGTTACCGCTTTCTCGTTTATGATTGCAGAATATAGGAAATAACATGCTTGCTGAACTGGCGATAGCCAACGCTGCCTTTGGTGTGATTAAAGAAACCATAGCCAACGGTGGAGACATCATGGCAGCGGGTTCACACATCTTTAAATTCTTTGATAACAAGAGTAAGTTAGTCCAGAAAGCTAGTCAGTCGGGATCAGACTCTGAGGCTTTCTTTGCCCTTGAACAGATTAAACAACATGAGGCAGCTTTACAAGAGCTGTTCATTTACCAAGGCAGACCGGGCTTGTGGGATGATTGGTTAAAGTTTCAAGCTGAGGCCAAGCGTAAACGTAATGCTGAGGCTAGAGAGATTGTCTTAGCCCAGATGAAACGTAAAGAGTTGATGTGGGCTTGGATTAATGGATTCTTAATTATCGCTTCTGTTGTAACAGGGGTAGTCATTGTAGCTGGTCTTATCTGGCTTGTTGTAACGAAAGGTCAACTATGAATAGAAAATTACCAGAACGTAATGGGCGTTCAAAGCAGAATAAGAAGAAGAAGAAATGAGACATACAGTAGGTAAAGTAATACAACCCGATACGTTAACAGAGTTGTTCAAAGTTCCTGCTGGTTACAAAGCTGAGGTTAGTACGCTTTTTGTTAGTAACCGACAGGGTAACAATAAAACTGTTAGTATTTATTGGCAACACGCTCACGACATTACCCATAAGATTTACATTATAACTGGATATGTATTAAGTGCTAACAACTATGTACAGTTTAGCGATAGTATGGTAATGCAAAGCGGAGATTCACTCCAAATTTTAACAGAAGCTGGTTCTTTAATGAATGCCATGGCTTCTTTTGATTTAAAAAAAGAACAAGCTGTTTTAGCTTTTGACGGTGAATAACCCTTGACAAAACATAAAAAGTGTGGTATAATAACTACAAAGGAATAAACAATGACATATGTCGAAGCAGTAAATAGTGTCTTACGACGGCTGAGAGAGAACACGGTAGACACGGTACAGGGGTCAGGTAACTCAAACAGTTACGCTCGTCTGATTGGTGACTTTGTTAACGAGGCTAAGAGTCAGGCTGAGGTAGCTTGGAAGTGGGGTGGCTTACGTCAGACACTCTCAGGTAACACAACAGCAGGGGCTTTTAACTACGAGATTCAAGGTAGTAGTAATAACTTTGAAGTGTTAGATGCTTGGGATGCCACCTCTAGAAGGGAGCTACAGTACCAAACTTCTAGCTGGTTTAACAAGGCTTACATGATTGAGAACCCACCTACAGGCTCTCCTCAGTACTACACCTTCAACGGCGTCAGTGATGATGGAGATACCCTAGTGGATGTCTACCCAATCCCTGATGGTGTGTATGTTACCCGGTTTAACGTGGTCTTACGTAACCAAGTGTTAACACAAGACTCCGATCGTATCTATATCCCTACCCGACCTATTATCCTGTTAGCCACAGCGATGGCTATTGAGGAGCGAGGTGAGGATGGTGGACAGCAGAGTATCAATGCCTACAAGTCTGCTGAGGTAGCCTTGGCTGATGAGATTGCTATGGACGCTAATCGTCACCCTGAAGAAGTGGTGTGGTATACGGTATGAAACAACTTGAAGCTCTATCCATTGCAACACCCGGCTTCTTCGGCCTGAATACTCAGGAAAGTGGTGTTACCTTATCTCCCAACTTTGCGGAAGTAGCTGATAATGTTATTATTGATAAGTATGGGCGTTTAGGGGCACGTAAAGGGTGGGCAATGCAAACCACCACAGGCTCTGCCCAACTAAGCGGAAATGCTGTTCAGTTTATATTCGAGCATGCTAACACCGATGATACATTAGACATCCTCTCTGCTGGTAATAACAAGGTTTTTACTGGTGGTGTGGGTGCTGTTCTGACAGATGTTACACCAGCAGGGTATACGATAACTAACAACGATTGGAGTGCTGCTAACTTAGCTAACACTACCCTTCTAGTTCAGCAGGGGCAAGAGCCTCTTGTCTATAACACCGCAGGAACCCCTGTATTACAAACACTAACTACATTCACAGGCTTAACGCAGAACTTCGGGACAGAGTACCCTGATGGTGTTATAGCTGCTTGGGGTCGTTACTGGGCTTTCACTAAGGATAAGGTGTATTGGTCTACGGATGTTGCAGATGGTAACTTCCCAGCTTTCAATGGAGGTTCTAGTGGTAGTATCGCTATTGCCGCAGTACTGCCTGATAACACCGATGACATTACATCTATAGCGGCACATAACAATTTCTTGGTTATCTTCTGTCGGCATCATGTGGTTATTTACACAGGTGCTGACAACCCACTAGCTATTAGTTTTGGGTTACAAGATGTTATTGTTGGTGTTGGTTGTATTGCTCATCACAGTGTACAGAATACAGGTAATGATTTAATCTTCCTCTCTGACACAGGTATTCGTAGTTTAGGTCGCCTCCTCCAAGAGAAGAGCTTACCTATGCGAGATTTGACAATTAATGTCCGAGATGATCTCCTGAATGACGTTAGTACTGAGATAGATATAACAGGTGATTTAGATAGCATCTGTAGTGTTTACTCTGAAATCAATGCTTTCTACCTGCTCTCTTTCCCTGCTATTAAGACTGTTTATTGCTTAGACATGCGTAGTGCCTTAGAGAATGGTGCATCTCGTGTTACAGTTTGGAATCAGTATTCAGCTAACGCTTTAGTTCGACTCCGTGATAGGGACGTGTTAATTGGTAAGGTTAATGGGATTGGTAAGTATACGGGTTACACAGATAACACGGCTTCTTACAGGATTCGTTACTACTCTCATTACTTTGACTTTGGCTCCCCCACTGTAAACAAGATTATAAAGAAGATTAGCGCTACTATCCTAGGTGGAGCTAACCAACAGTTTACTATCAAAGTTGGAACTGATTACGACTCCGCACACCGTTCATACCCTTTTGTTCTGCAAGCTGGAGAAATCTTTGAGTATGATGTAGACAAGTTTGTTACTTACTTAGAGTTCAAGGGTGTTGTAGCTAACTACGCTGCTTTACCTCTTAGTCCTACTACAGGTGACGCCTACATGACAACAGATAACAACAATGTTTATCAGTGGAGTGGCTCAGAGTGGACAGATGTAACAAGCACATGGGAGACTACTTTTACTGTTACAGGTTACAGTGAGTTTTCAAAAGGCATTGTGTTAGAGAGGATTAAGAGTAGTGTGGGTGGTTATGGCTCTACTATTCAAATAGGCTTTGAGACTGATGTTGACAATGCAGAACTCTCAGTACAAAAATTAGACGTTTTCGTTAAGATGGGAAGGATAGAATAAATGGCTCAGTACATTAAGGCTACAAACTTTGCTGCGAAGGATGCACTCCTTCCCGGTGATGCCGATAAGATTATTAAAGGCACAGAGTTTGATGATGAATTTAATGCAATTCAAACGGCAGTAAACAGTAAGGCAAACGCGATTAGCCCTAACTTTACAGGGGTTCCACTAGCACCCACAGCCACACTAGGGACGCAGACAACACAAATAGCTACAACAGCTTTTGTTAATGCGGCCTTTCAAAACACAGCTGCGTATGCTGGGCTTGTTGCTCAGGTTATTTACCCAGTAGGTGCTTTGTATATTTCTACCTTAGGCACTAACCCAGCTACTTTGTTGGGCTTTGGTACATGGGTAGAGTTTGGTGTTGGTAAGGTTATCGTGGGTCAAGACGCTACGGATGCTTTGTTTAACACGCTAGAAGAAACTGGTGGTAGTAAAGACATTGCAACTACTACTCACACTCATGGGTTTACAGCAACAACAGGCACAGATTCATTAACCACAGCAGCAGGTACAGCAGCTGGTGGTGGGTCTAATACTAACATACAGCCATATGTGGTTGTTAAAATGTGGAAGAGGACAGTATAATGGCAACTATGCCCCAATTTACACAAGAGCAATTAGGCGCAGCTAAAAATTTCTTTGCCTCTAACCCCACGCCAGAACAAATTTATCAAGCTGCTGCGGCTAACAATTTATCACCAGAACAAGTAGCGAGTGCTTGGTCGCAGAGTACTGGTGGTGATTATCAACAAGGCTTGCTAAGCGCCTATTCTCACCTAGGGGCAACTAATCAGTCTCTTGGTGGGGGGTTGGGCTTCAACGGAGTTAATTCTCAAGCCCCTGCTTCCGGTGGTGCTCTAACTGGAACACCTCCAACAACTCGATGGCCAGAGTCCCCATACAACACTGATAGCTTTCCAACAACTCCAGCGCCTACTCAACCAACCTTTACACCTACTCCAATCCCCGGCTCTGGTAGTTATCAGACAGAGGATTGGTTAACTTTGTTGGGAGGGGGAGCCGCAGGTGGTGTTTCCGGGGCTTTAGCGGCTGCTGGTGTTAATGAGTCGGTGGGGCGTCTTCAATCGTTAGGCGAGTCCGGGTTAACAGACTACACAAACTTAGCTAAAGTAGCATCAAAAGATATTGAGTTTAAACCCTATACACTGTCTAGCTCATTAGGTAAAACACAAGTAGGTGCGGATGGGTCAATTACATCTTCGTTAACACCGGGGATGCAATCTAACGTTGATGCTGCAACACAGGCGCAAGGGGGAATGTATGACTTCACAGGTCTACCAGACACCTCAGCATTGACTCAAGGGGCTCTCACAGGCGCTCAAACACAGTTGGGGCAGGTAGGGGCTGGACAGGAAGATTTAGCGGGTCTACGGGCTGATTACGGTACTGCTGCTCAGGGGATGACAGGCATGCTTGGTGGTGATACCACTAGTATGGCTAACAAGTTATTCCAACAGCAACAAGCTATGCGTCAACCTGCCCAACAGCGAGAGGCACTAGAGCTTCAGAACCGACTGTTATCTCAAGGTAGGTTAGGGATTCAGACAGATGCCTACGGTGGTACATCTGAACAACTTGCTCGTAACAAGGCAGTGCAAGAGCAACAGGCTGCGGATGCTTTCAATAGCATGACCCAAGCTGAACAGATGGCAACATCACAACAGGCTCGTGCTTTAGGGTTAGGTAACGCTACCTCCCTCTTGGCAGCACAACAACAAGCTTTGAAGACGGGGGACATCGCCAATACTCAAGGGTTATTTAACGTTGGTGCTTCCGCTGCTAACCTTCCACTTGATATGCAAGGTAAGCAAGTTTCTCAAGCTGGTCAGTTACAACAACAAGCATTGGCTCCTGCTGCTGCTCAGTTGCAACAAGTGCAAGCGTCTGGTACACTGGCTGCACAAGATGCTGCTGCTGCTGCTGAACAAGGTGGTTTGTTTGCAGGTGTGGTTGGTACTGGTTTACAAGAGCGCCTTACGGCTGAGAGTGCTGCGGCTGCCACACGTACTAAACAGTATGATTCTATCTTAAAGGCTGTTAACACGCCGGGCACAACTCCTGCCAGTACAGCTGCACAACTTATAAGTCAAGGGGTTAGAAAAGTAGGAGAAAACTTAGTTTCCGCTACTGGTACTGTTATTGGCAAAGCAGCTGATCTGTTAGGCTCCGCTACTGCTGCCGCAGGGTTTGACCAAATCGGTAGGATATTTGACACTGATGCTCAGTTCGAGAAAGATTGGACAGAAGCCCTATCAGGTGAAGTAGGCGATTCTACTAATTTCATTGAGGAATCTTGGAACTGGCTTAAAGGTATATTTGATTAATAATGGCGCTATTTAAAATAAGGGGATAAATATGGCAGGGATGTTTTCAAGTGGCGAACAAGATATGTTGGGTAATATTGCTCAAGAACGCCAACGAGCTAACCAAGCTTTAGGTAGTGGTTATGGTAAGTATGGCGGTATTGTCCAAGCTGCCGCTGGTATGTCAGATACGATGGGTGACGCCATTGCTGGTGGTGGGATGGGAGCATCTGACCCCCGTATGCAACAGATGAATGAAGTTAAGAATATCTTTTCTCAGGTTGCTTTGGAGGTAGGTACAACAACTTCAGCTGCTTTCTACGAGAAACTAGCTCAGGCGTTATCAGCTAAATACCCAGAACAAGCTCAGAAGGCGGCTGATAAGGCTAAAGAGGTGGAGAAGGGTGAGTTTGAAGGCGCTAACCGTACTCGTAACGTCTATCGCATTATTAAGACTAAAGATGCATACGGTATAAATGACATTGAAAAGCAAGTCATGGTTACTCAAGAGTGGCGTAATGGTAAGTGGGTTGATGTTGGGACTCCTCAAGAGTTACCAGAAAACTCTAGGGGTAAAGACTTTAATGACCCTAGGTTGAATGGTGCTGAAAAAAAGCCTAGAGGGGAAGTAGAGATTGGCCCAGCTATCCAAGATGAGATAGGGGCTACAATTAAGATTCCCCCTATGAAAGATCAGGGAGGTAACTTGGTAGGAGGGGATGACCCTTACAGCTTACCTTCACCGGATGAGAAGCCCATGCTATTTCCTAAGCAATCAGAGCTAAAGGCGGCTAATAACAGACAGAGAATGTTGTTATCTGAACTTAAAAAGCTGAGAGAGCAAGGTAAGAGTACAACCCAGATAGAGAGACTCATAAGAGACAACAAAGACAAAATAACAATTATGGAGTCTAGGTTAGGAAATAAATAATGGCAAAAGTAAATCTTGACTTATTAACAGAAGAAGACTATCAGGCATTTCAAGAGAAGAGGTATGCTGACCTTAGTGAAGATGCTAAGCGGTATCTGTCAGGTGAAGGTTTCGGAAGTGCTGCTACTTTTATGGAGGAGGCAGGTCGAGGTTTCTCTAGCTCATTACGTGGCGTGGCAGGGATGTTGCCTGAGAATGACTTCATCTCTGTTGACCAAGAGGTTGACTTAGATCAAGAGCGTCGTTCACGTATGATGCTTGAGACTAACCCCGTGGCTGGTTGGACGGGCTTGTTGGTAGGCTCTGCCTCCGACCCTGTTACCCTCCCTGCGGCTATCCTAAAGCCTCTAGCGGCTGGCGGGGCAGCTTTGACAGGTGCTCTTCGTGGCTCTGCTGGTGGTGCGTTAGGGGGTGCTCTTGACCCCGTGTATGAGGAGTTTGATGACAGTAAGGTGTTAAACGTCGTAGCAGGTGCTGGCTTAGGTGCTGGTCTTGGTGCAGCGGTGGGTAAGCTGCTCGGTCGAGGTACACAGGCTACCAAGGCAGAGGCAGATGCTGATGAAATTGTATCATCCCCTAACATGGCTAAGGCTGTTGACGATGTGTCGGTAACAGAGGAGAGTTCTGTCGCTAAGATGATGGAACCTACTATCCCTGACGCTGCTACCTTTAACCCTACCAGTGGCAGGTTTGAGGTGTCAGAGGAAGTAATCCCGACAGCCGACCTAACCCTACCTCGACAGTTGGCTGGTGCGAAGCCTCGGTTTAACAAGTTTGAGACACAGTTTGAGAACGACTTAGACAAGGCTTTTTACATTGTAGGAAACTCTACCAGTAAGAGTGCCCAGCATGACGCCTACGTTGACTGGTTAAAAGGTAGGACAGGGTTAGATGAGGCAGAGGTTAAAGCTGCTGCCAAAGCTGCTCGGTCGGAATTGGCTCGTAAGCTTGGTTCTGCCCCTGTTCAGGGTAATAAGTTAATCCTAGCTGAGCCATCAACGGTAGCCCAAACTGTCACTGCTAGAGCGACAGCGCCACAACAGGTAGCTAAGCCTGTAACCCCGACTGTCACTGTTAAGGATGGGTTGGATGAAACTGACTTGGCCTTGCTACGAAGAGCTGGTGTTAATGTCACAGTGGGTCGCAACGGTACTGTTGTGGTTCAAGACTTGTTAGCCCCCGGTCGCCCTATGATGAGCAACGCTACCTTCCTACAACGGATGGAAGCTGCTGGTATTGGCATTGACCTTCCTGCTTACCGTCAACGCACAAAGGCTGACGTTCAAGCGAGACAGGCACAAGAGGCGGAGGCGATGGGTAGAGGGGCTGGAGATCAACCCCAAGTAACCAATGAGTCTCAGCAATTCTGGACAGGTCAACAGCCTGTTAACAAGGAACAGTGGACAACACCCCCTGCTGGAAGGGCTGAACAAGCCCCTCAGATGGAAGGGTTACAGACTGGTGCTCCTCGTGAGGGTGATGCCGCTGGTGCTACACGTGCTCGACCAGCCTCTGTCTACGGTGAGCAGTTAGCTCCGGGGCTGGTTGATATGAGTCCGACTGAGTTAGTTGCTCGTGCTTCTTCTATTTCTCCTGACGACATTATAAAGATGATGCCTCCTTCGGTCAGAGCAGCAGAAGAGGCTAAACACCCCACAGGGTTGGCTGAGTACCTGAGTACTGGTCAGAAGCGCTTGAAGAAGATTTTAGCAGATAACAACAACATCGTAGAGTGGATGATTTCTAAGAGTCGTGCTAAGCGTGGTATGAGTGAAGAAGAGGTTGGAGCTTTTGCACCCTTCTACCACCAAGCTATGGCAGCTCGTGAGCAGACATTGGCTAAGGCAGCTCAGTTTCGTAAAGAAGGTGGGTCATTTGAATCTGCTGAAGGGATGAAACTTACTCAGGATTTGATGTATTATACTGGCATTGCTTTGTTCAAGAAGAATGAGGGCAGTAAAGCTGGTCGTGCTTTAAACGCATTTCGACTGATTTCAGAGAAGGCTCGTAAGGGTCAGAATCTTAATAATATATTTCCGGGAGTGGTGTGTTAATGGCTAAATTAGATAGTAACGCATGTGCAGTAGACATTGACCAGATGATCGATGCCTATGAGAAGTACAAGGATGTTAGCCCAGAGAAGGCCGCAGAGGTAGTCAATGAATTGTTTGAGCAGGGGCTGGCAGGTAAGAAGCCTAACTTTGGACAGAAGCTGAATGAGTTTATCATTAACGGGATGTTGTCTGGGTTAGGCACTCCCGTTGTTAACACCCTTGGTGGAGGGCTTCAGACGCTCGCTAAGCCTCTTTTAAACGCTATCAGTGCCTATGTACCTAAAGCAGGTCGTAACGCAGCGGAAGCCCTTAAAGAGCGTCGAGCAGCTAAAGCTATGTTATCCGCACTTACCGACGGTTGGAATGCAGATACGATATTCCTCTCACGGGGCTTTGGAACTGGGTTGCCTGTTGACTTCAAGCTAACACCTAAAGCCCTTGGCTTGTCAGAGAAACAATTTAACAATTTGATGGTGGATTTAGGAGCTTCCCCCGACGCAGAGGGTAAGGTTAACCCTGATCTTGCACGACAGGTGTTAGGTGAGAGTTATGACTACATGACTCACGCTATCGGTGGTAAGGCTGGTGACATCATCCGTATGCCCACTAGGCTAACTATCGGAATCGATGAGTATTTTAAGGCTCGTCTGCGCTCACAACGCATGATGAGTTACCTTAGCCGTAAAGCCTCTCTAGATGAAGAGAAGGGGCTAGGCTCTTACGATGATTTGTATAAGAAGTATAAAGAAGATACTTTCACAACAGGGAAAGAACAGGACTTGTATGGAGATATGGATCGATTTGAGCAGGTGGTCGGTGGTGACTTTGACACTGCTATCTATGATGTACGCAATTACGCTACGGATGGTACGTTCCAAGCTAAGCTGTCAGGCACGTTAAAGAAGATTTCTGAGGCTAAAGGTGAAGGTCGTACCCCAGTGGAGACCCTTATTACGCAGACAATCCCCTTCCTCCGCACTCCTTGGAACATCTTTAAGGAGAGTGCTGGTTACATCCCCGGTGTTGGTCTGGTTATTCGTCCTACTAAGACAGTGACCAACAAGGTTTTCAAGAAAGGTTCCGATACCCCTACCTTTGAGACGGTTACTCGTAACATGACCAAAGAAGAGATGGTGTCTCGTCAGCTTGTAGGACTTGGCATCACTACTGGTGTGTATCAGATGTTTGAAGCAGGGATCATTACAGGCTCCATGCCTACTGACCCCTCTGAGCGTAACACGTGGCAAGCTGAGGGTAAGCAGCCTACATCGATCAAGGTTGGTGACACATGGGTAGACTACTCTCGTGCTGAACCCTTTGCAACCGTGTTAGGTATGATGACTGATACCTTCCAAGCAACCAAGGATGTTATGGATGGTAAGGTTAGGGGTGGTGAAGAGTGGGAGTATGCTAGAGATGCAGCATGGTCATCTATCAAGAGTAACATGCTACAGAAGACCTTCATGCAAGGTTTCTCTGACCTCCTAGACCCCTTGTTCTCTAACAATACGACGGGTTTGCAGAACTTGTTTGACAACTATGCTAAACGACTCATCCCTGCTATTAGTAACACTGCTGCTAGGACGTTTGACCAGTACGAGCGTGAGGCTATAACGACAATTGAGAAGTTACAACAGCGTATCCCGTATGCTCGTAACCTACTCCCAGAGCGTTATGCTTCCTTCAGTGCTGACCCTAACAACATCCAGCCGATGGAGCGTAACCTGACTCAAGCTACGACAGGTATCGCTACTAGCCCAGAGCAGACTGAGTTTCAAAAGAGGGTGGATGCTCTTGGTATTACAATTTCACCCACTAAACGTAAGATGGGTAAGGTTGACTTGACAACGCAACAGTATAGTGACTACAAGAAGTTTATTAACGAGGAGGCCACTAAGCGATTGAACAGGGTGTTACCTACACTTGAGCGAATGCCTAACAAGAAGTTGGCAGAGATAATCGCAGAGAAACAGGTGATGAGAGGGGCTAGAAAGGTTGCCCAAATGAGGTTATATAAACAGTACCCAGACTTACGACGAGCTATCATGGACGAGAAGCGATACGAGAGGTTTGGTGAGTAAACAAAAAAGCCCCTAGGCAGTTAGCTTAGGGGCTTTTTTTTAGTCTTCTATTTCTAAGACCTCAGGGTCTAACTCACTAAACTCACCAATGTAGATGGAGAAGAAGGGGATTTTAATGATAAGCCCCTCATAGGCGGCTACAAACCTCCCCTCATCATCCCCTACCACATGGCAGATGTTGTCGTTATGCTCGATGTCAAACCCAATGCCTAGACGCATGTTGATGTTAATCATACTTACTATCCTCGTGTTTAATCCGAGCGATGATGTAATTCTTAACCAAGCTACTACGGACAATATCAGCCACCGAGAACTCAATCTCTGTAAACTCCTTCATCGAGCGTAGGATGGTTAAGAACTCAAGCAACCCACTCTTATCATCCCTCTTCTTCAAGTCCACCTGTCGATAGTCACCGCATAAGAAGAACTTAGACGTGTGACCGATACGGGTGATGATGGTGTCCAGCTCGTGCATCGTACAGTTTTGACTCTCATCAAGGATAACAATAGCATTGTTAAACGTCGTACCCCGAATGAACGAGGTAGAGAGGAACTCCACATACCCTTGCTCGACTAACCGATCCCAAGCGTCTTTGCGTTTAAACAACTCAGCCGCTATCTGCTTGTACGGCTCAGTAAACTGGTTCATCTTCTCCTCGGCATCACCCGGCAAGTGCCCCATCTCCCGACTCTGCACACTACTACGAATAATAACAAGCTTGGCGTAGGGGTTACTCTTATCCATAACCTCCTCAAGCGCCTTGTAGAAAGCGATGTATGTCTTACCCGTACCAGCTACACCAGACAGCGCACAGAAGTAGTGCCCCTGCTGGTATGCGTCAAAGAACTCCTTCTGCTTCTCTGTCTTAGGGCTGATGGTTAGCATATCATCTAACTTCATCTTTAGCCCATGTTGTGGTTTAGCCTCTGCGTCCGTTGCTCGTTTCTTTGTTACCATTAAGCTGCCTTACCCCATACGTCATCCCATGTGCCCTCAGTAGCACCCTTGGAATAATCTGTTACACGTTGTTCAAAGAAGTTAGTATGGCTTACGCCTAACATACCATCCACCCAAGGCAGAGGATTCTTCTTTACCTTAAAGACACCTTTCATACCCATACTAATCAGGCGACGGTCAGCGATGT